CTAATATACCTGGAATATATCACGTTGAAGAGTCTAGAATAAAAGGCGAGTTTAACGGTAAATCAGTTGACTTTGGCGTTAGAGCTCATTTAGTAGATGATGAGTATGCTCAAAGAATTAGAGGTAACGCTTTAATACACTCTGGTATATTTAACTCTAAAACAAAAGTAAATAAAACAAATGAGTTTTCTATTGGTGAAAATATAACTAAAGCTGTTGACATACAAAACGGTAGTATACAGAAGCTTTATGCTGAAGATACTAATTTAATTATATTTCAAGAAAATAAAGTTAGTAGAGCATTAATAGATAAAGACGCTATATTTACGCAAGAAGGTCAACCACTTACAACTGCTTCAAAAGTTGTTATTGGCCAAGTTGCTGCTTTTGGAGGTAAATATGGTATAAGTAAAAATCCTGAAAGCTTCGCAGTTTATGCTGGTAGAAAATATTTTTCTGATAAAAATAGAGGTGTTATACTGCGATTATCGCAAGACGGATTAACACCTATATCAGATGCTGGTATGCGTAGTTTTTTTAGAGATAATTTACAAAATGCTGCTAGAGTATACGGTATGTACGACGAGCAAAAAAACAAATATGTGGTATCTTTGCAAAACAATCATGGTGTAAGCTCTACATATTTACCAGAATATGGTGGTAACGGTACTACAAGTATAACTAGAGATGATTACGCTACATTGTCATATGATGAGTCGTCAAAAGGCTGGGTATCATTTTATACTTATAAACCTACTTTTGGATTTAGTATAAGCAATGAGTTTTATACTTATAATTTACAAAACTTATATCAACATTATAGAGACGACGTACAAAGATGTATGTTTTATAAATCTGTTTTTACAGATCCAGCAAACGTAGAGTTTGTATTTAATGATCAACCTACAACAGTTAAAAACTTTCATACGATAGATTATGAAGGTACTACTGGTTGGAAAATGTCATCAGCTGAAACAGATATGCACGTGGCTTTTCCTATATTAAGCAGCGATACAACTGTGTCATCATTATCAATACCTGTAAATTTTGTTAATAAAGAAAATAAATATTACGGGCATATAAGAAATAATACTACAACAACTGCTTTAAATCAAATAGTAGGTGTTGATTTATCAGGTATAAAAGGATATTTTAATAAAGTTAAAATGCAGTATTGGAAACCTAGTGAAGCTATAGCTTCTTCTGTTGATAAAGGAGAGCTGTATGCTGTAGGTAGCGAAACTGTTTATTCATCACAATAATTATGAAAGAAAGATTATATTTATTTTTAGGTTTGTTTTTTATAACAATACCAACTTTTGCAGACGCCGGAGCAACAGCAATGCTTATTAGCGCTGGTGTTAGTGCTTTGTCTAGTGCTTTTGGCGGTATTAGTGCTGGTAGAGCTAGAAGACAAGCTGAAAGAAGAGAAAGAGCAGCGGCTGCTAATCGTATGGCTTTAGAAGCTAATAGAGCAGATATACCTGATTTTGGTGCTGATTTTGAAAATCCAGCTGCTAATTTACAAGTTGCTACTAGAGCAGCTGAAATACAAGCAGAACAAGCTGATATATCACTTGCTAGTACGCTAGATACATTAAGAGCAACAGGTGCAAGTGCTGGTGGCGCAACTGCTTTAGCTAGAGCTGCTGCACAAAGTAAAAGAAATGTATCTGCTAGCATACAACAACAAGAAGCTAGAAATGCTCAAATGAGAGCACAAGGTGAGTTACAAGCTGCTAGAATAAGACAAAATGCTGAAATAAGAAACTATCAAGCAACTCTTGCTAGAGAAAATCAACAATTAAATAGAGCTGCTAGTTTAGAAAGCTCTGCCAGTCAACAAGCCGCTGCGTATGGAGCACAAAGTTCACAGATGATTGGTCAAGCTGTAGGTGCTTTAGGCACTTTTGCCGCTTTTGGTGGTTTTGGAGCAGAAGGTCCTTTTGCTGTTGATAGGAGTGCCAGAAATTTAACTAATAGAGAAGTTAGAACTACAGTGGCAGAAGTTGATAAAATACAAAACCCAGGTTTTGATCAATCAGTTCTTGATGACGCTATGGCTGATATTGATATTTTTACACAAGAAAACCAAGAAAATGATCTTAACCTTAATGCTTATGGGCCTTATGGTTTGACAAACGAAACTATGCTTACACTTAAAAATTTTAGATATTAAAATATGGCAACAAGAAGAAGAACGCAATCAAATCCTTTTACAAGTGCTAACTTAGGTAGTGGTGCTAGAACAACAGTAGGTGGATCATATGAAAACCCTAGATTAGGTATACAAGATTATAGCGCTTTTGGTAGAGGCTTAGCATCTACTTTTAGAATGCCTGAGCAACAAGAAGTTGAAAAGAAACAAGACTTAAACCTTAATTTAGGTAATTTTGAAAGTGATAAAGATAACTTTTTTGTAGACACAAGCGGTGTAATGCAAGACATGAGCTCTGATATATCTACTTTAGTTAATAATGCTTGGAAAAACGGCGAGCTTACAGATTTAAATAATTCATATAAAAACGCATTAGCAGGTAGTCAAGAAGAAAGAAATATATTAGCTCACATCAACGGTTATAATCAAGCTATAGGCCCTAAAGATTCTAATTTTGTAAAATATTTTGCAGCATTGGATGACGGCGTGCATGATTATAATGTTAGTAACAGACAATTACCTGGCCTTGACGGTGGTAATTTAAACGGTACTATAGCTGATTTTATTAGAATAGGTAATGAAAACCCTAGTGCTATAAAAATAGCTAGTAAAAGAAACTCAAATGGTATAATGCAATATGGTTTTGAAGTTGATGGTTTAGGATTTGTTAATGCTAGTGTTATGACTGACAAATGGATTAGTAAAAACATGAATGTTAAATATAGTCAAGCTGGTGCATTAAGTGATGATTATAAAAAATTTCAAATAAGTAGTTTTAGACCTATGTTTTATGGTGATGACCAAACATTATTTGAAGGAACAGATAAAGAATTTAAAGTTAAAACAGCAAACGAAATAGTTCAAAGTGGTAGTGTAAATACCTTTAATAAATTTGCTCTAGACGCTGCTAATGATAGATTTAGTTCTCAAAACGATGCTTATTTTGCTTCTGCTTTCTATCAGTTACAACAAGATTACAAAAGTGGGTTTAGATTTTCAAAAGAATTACAAACAGAACTTGATGAAAGTCAAGGTAATATATCTGATGATCTTAGATTAAGATTATTAAAAGATCATTATCAAGAAAACTTTAAACTTACAAACGGTAGTAATATGTATGTTAGAGGTGAAGATGGTAGAGCTATAGCTAAAACAGCTGATAATATAGATCAATTTATGCCAGATATAAGTAGAACACAGCGAGATACTGGTGAAGGTGGATTTAGCTTTGGATTTGGCACTGGCAGTGGCGGTAGCACTGACTACTATGTTGCAGGTTTACAACAACTTTATGGAACAATAAATCCTGATACAGAACAAAGACAAGGAGGCATTGTAGATCAACAAGGTAACGTGCCTTTAGAAAAAGTTGCTGATTTTGCTCAAGAATGGGGTGTTAAAACACACGGTGCTGGAACAAAAGTTTTCTCTATAATGCAAATAGAAAAGTATTATAAAGATTTATATAATTACGACGAAGCTAAACAAAGTAGTAGAAACGTTAATAATCCTGGTAAAGATCAGATAGATGCTATGATAAATGATATATTTAAACAAGAGCCATCATATTTCTATTATGTTCCTTCAGGTGGAAAAGACCCTATACCTGCTGAAAATTTAGGTAAGCTACCTGACATGAGTAGTTCAGAATACGAAAAAATTAGAACAGGCATGATAAAAGAACCAAATAAAGGAATAAATGTAGCCACTAAATACTTTGGGCCTAGTCTTAGAAATATACCTATTAATAGTTTTATGAGAGAATATAGAAATAGCTTAGGTAGTGGTGAAAAGAAATTATTTGAAGCCGCTGCTTCAAGGATGGGTATAAATATATACGGAGTACAAAAAGAAAATTAAATAGTATGGTAATTCCTGGAATACAAGAAGACAATAACACTGAAGAAAATATTTCTT